AATTGTCCTTTCTCAGTCCAACGTCGAGTGACGGTATTGCACGTTCGTGCTAAACCTCAATTCCAGCGTATGCATGACGGAGTTTGTTGTGGTATAGATCCACGTAAAGTGAGAGAATTCTACACAAAAGATGGTGTTTACACACCTCCTATGTTTGATGACATTTGGGTGATTGATATCAAGTTGGCTGTTAAGCCAGATAAACTTGATCAAGTCGCATCCTATGCGCCACTTGTGTGGAATGGCAAGGAGATGACTGGACTCAGTATGGCTGAGTGCATTCAATGGGCGGTTGTGTCATTTGATGAACACCGTAAGGACCAAGAAGCCATGTTGGAGAGTATGCGCAAGCGCGCCTCCACCATGAAGAAGTGTGAGCATGAAGGATGTTTACACTTGAAGGGTAATTGCCCAGACCATATGGAAGAGCAATTTGGGAAAGAATCCGTAGCAGCGCTATGGAAACTTTGGTATAAAACCCATGGTATTCTTGACATCAAAGATCAAGTTACCCACGCCTATGATAGAATAGACCATGAAGCCTCACTCGTTATATACGAGAAAGGTAAGGAATATCTTGAATCATGGGATTGGATAAAGTGCATTCCAGCGCCCATACTCAATCATCCTGAGGCACCACCTATTGTCAAATGGTGGTACAAAGATCGTCTCAAGAATGATTGCGTGAAGGAGACTCGCAGAGCTTTGTGGACATTGATGTTCATGATCATTATAGTTCTCATTTTGCTCCCTATACCTGCAGCTATATTTGCTATCTTAATTCTGATACTTGAGTTCTTAGCTCGCCAGAGAAATCTGGTGGAGCAAGCAGAAGATAACCTCTTTGAAGAGCTCAAAAATAGAAATATGGAAATTGCACCAATGCTGCGTAGGTATCGTGACGATTATGCGAAGAAAATTTGCATGGCGTCAATCGGAGTGGCTGCTCTATATGGGTTAGCGCGAGCTTATCGTGCTTATCGTAAGGAGACGGCCCAAGGGTCTCTTGAACCAACCACACAACAGGAGATAGATCAACGTGATTCAGAAGTCAACGTGTGGACAAGCGTTTCTAAACGTGATTTGCCCATAACAGAATATTCT